CCATCCTGCAAAGCAGTCCAGCCCTATGCCTTGGACCAAGTGAAAGTGCCGGAAGAGGGGACCAACGCTGAACGGGCCTTGGCTGCCGTCTATGAATGCGAGTCATGCTCCAAGACATTTAAGGATGACAGCAAGACGCGTCGGGCTTTTGCAGACTCTGCCAGATATGTTTCTGAGCGGGAGGCAATCCTTCCCGGTCACGTCTCATTTCACCTCAACGCCTTTGCCCTGTGGCGGAGTCCTTGGAGTGACATTATTCTGGAGCATCTTACGGCCCAGGATGCAATGTCCACGGGTCAACCGCTGCCCCTGCAACAGTTCATGCAGAAGCAGATGGCGTTGCCGTGGGATGATTCAATGCATATTGAGAAGACGGACCTTTCCCTGGCAGATGGTAGCGTCACGGATTACGAGGAAGGGCAGCCGATTACCCGGGAGGCAATCCGCTTTGCCACCATTGACGTGGGCCGGGATCATTACTGGCTGGGCATCCGGGCCTGGAGGCCAGACGCAAGTTCCGTGGGTTTGTATTACTCACGGGTGAACACGGCAGAGATGGTCAAGCGTCTGTGCCAAGAGCAGTACGGGGTAAAGCCTCACCACGTCTACATTGATTCCGGGTATGACACTGGGAGAATCTATGACCTCTGTGCTGCTCACGGATGGGTGGCGATTAAAGGAGATTCTGTCCAGGGCTACCGGCACAGGGCTGCCGGTGGTGGCACGGTTCAGAGGCTCATGAGCCAACGCACCAGGGTCATTGCCCCCTGCGGCAAGCGTGTCAACCTCATCCACTTGGCAGTCAATCCCATCAAGGACATCCTGGCCAGGTTGCGAGAGGGGACAGCAGCAGATTGGGAGATCCTCCCGGACATTGGGGACGCATGGGTGGACCAGATTGATTCTGAGGAGCGCGAGGAGTTCCTACACCCCAAGACCAAGCAACCAACCACCAGGTGGATTAAGCGGAAGCGAGCCAACCACGCATGGGACGTGGAGGTCTATCAGGTTGCGGCAGCCCTGATCTGGAAAATCTTTCCAAGTTAGGGACGCTTTTTCCTGAGCCTCTGAATCACTCCGCGCAAGAACGTGGACGGGGATTCCTCCCCACGCAGACGGTCAACCTTGCCCCATGCATCTGGGGGCAGAGTGATGCTGCGGGTTGTGGCCTTGGCCTCCGGGTCAATTGGCTTCCTCCCAGCGCCCTCCCTGACCCCTCCGTGCGTGCTCTCCCCGTTCATGCCGTAGTCTCTCTGCTCCCTTGATTCAGTCAATGCCAGTTTCAACGATGGCACAAAAAACCCCCTCCGCAGAGGGGGCTGGTGCTGGTGGTGGTGGGGTCTGCTGGATTGTTATCGGGTGATGCTGCGGAGAGACTTCTTCAGCTCTCTGCGCTCCCTTCTCAGATCGTTCAGCCTTTGGCTGAATTCCGGGTCTCGTCCCCAGCTTGATTGATTGACCCAGGTGTCAAGAAGCCCTGAGATCTGCTGGTTCAGAGATTCGATTCTGGATCTGATATATGTGGTCTTGTTCTTGGTGTTGCTCATGCTTAGAACCTACCCTGCTCCCTTGATTCTGTCAATGGGTTTTTCAAGATAAAGTGAGGTTTTTTTGAGGGGCGCGGAAAACCCGCATTTTTAGCTATTCCCGGAACTCCCCAATCTGCCGCAAAAACACTTTTACGATTTTGCCGTAAATCTCTGGGTTGAGGTATTACGCAAAGGTAAAATGCCCGGTGCTTGACTACGGCAAGAAATATTTACCTCGCGATCAAGGACAACGCAGGGGCGATTGATAAGCTCAGAGGCTGGAGAATTGACCTAGCCCTAGCCTGCGTAGACCCGGACCAGGCACTGGAAACCACAAGCTTCACCCTCAACGGGCAGAGTGCCGCCGGTCAACTGCGCGGAACCAAGGCAGACCTCCTGGTGATCATCGGTCAGGTCCTTTGGATGGTGGACAATGACGCCACCCTCTCAACCAGAACCACTTCAGTCCGTTTCTGATGTCCCTACTTGACCAGTGGGGCAACCCGATTAGTTCTCGCAAGTTTGCACACGCGGCAAGCCGGAACCGCTTCCGTGGTCCCAATATGCGGATGCCTGACGTGGGCGTGGATTCACTCATCAGCATGAGTGACCGCAAGACCATCTCTGCTTTATCCCGCAGGCTTGTTTTTAATCAAGGCCCAGCCCGTGAGGCGATCCGGCAGAAGAGTTCTTACAGTGTCGGGGGGGATGGCGCGTGGAATCCCATGTATGGAGGGGCAGATGCCGCAGTAGGCAATGAGGCCGCATCCTGGCTGCAAAACGTCTGGTATCCCCTTTGTGATGTCCGGGGAGGTGGGCATGACTGGCGGGAGCTTCTCATGACGGTCAGCAAGTGCATGGACCGGGACGGGGAAAGCTTTGTCCTTCTCACTGCAAGCCGGGAGGGATTCCCGCAACTCCAGCAAATCCCCTCATATCAGATCTGGTCTAAGGACAAGATTGAGTTTGTGGAGCGCGGATTCTACCGGGGCATGTATATCCACGATGGGGTCATCTGCAATAAGCGGGGCAGGCCGGTGGCGTACCGGGTGAACCAGGATGAGGACGGCAAAAAGTTCAAGGACATCTCTGCGCGGGACCTAATCCACATCTACGATTCCGATTTCCCGGAGCAGAAGCGTGGCTATCCCGCGTTCGCCCACGCGCTTGAGGCAATGAAAAACTCCATTTCTTCCCAAGAGATGGAACTCATCCGCCAGAACGTGATCTCAAGCCTTTACTTGGTGGAGACATCCCCAAACGGACCAGACCCCAATGACCCTGCGTGGGTTGGGGACATTGATACCACGGACAAGGAGGCAGTCCTTTATGAGCAGATTGCCCCAGGGGTGCGTCATATTTCTACAGATCAGCAACTGGACGTAATCACTCACCAGAATCCCGGCCCGGTGTGGGAGGCATTCCAGTCGCGACTGCTCCGCCAGCAAATCATTGGTATGGGATGGTCCTACTCAATGTGCAGCGGAGAGTCTTTAGGCCAAGGCACCGCAGAGAGGGCGGACATTCTGAGAGCTAGAAAAGCGGTAGAGGCGAGACAACGCAGCCTGCTTTACCTGGCAAAACGGGCAGTCACCTATGCACTAGCCAAAGCCGCAGAGTCCGGCAACTACAACGTCACGCCACCCGGGGATATGCTGCGGTGGTCCTTCACCCTCCCCGAGAGGCTCACCATTGATGACGGCAGAGAAGCCAAGGCAATGCGCGAGGCAGTGGAAAAGGGCCTTTGCTCAGAACAGGAATACCAAGCTTTCAAGGGGCGCGATTACGAGCAGCACTGCCGGGAGCAGGCACTCGCCAAGGTCACCAGAACAAAGGTGGCGCGGGAGGTATCGGAGACCAATGACCAAGGTGTCCAGGTCAGCCCGGTGGAGTTGGGAGTGCATGACATTGCCCTGGCTCACGCAGGAGACCAGGTGATTGAGCAGGTGGACCCGGCAGAGGAGGTAAACCCAGACCAGGAAGGGAGCGAGGATCAGCAGGTTCCACAGGCAGTTCCAACCGGGCTAAACATCAAGGAAACCTTGGACGCATATGGGGCAGCAGTCCGCGCAGGGGCACTCACCCCGCAGACCGTGGATGAGAACCACTTCCGCAAGCTTGCGGGGCTTCCAAAGCTTTCAGACCCGGCGCAGCAACTTTGGAAAAAGCAGGGAGGAACCAGAAGCCCAATCACTTTGGCGCAAGAAAAGGGGACGACTCCGCAACCCCAACAATCAGAGGAATGAAAGAGATTTTGATATATGGACCGATTGGCCAAGCAACCACGGCATTGGATGTAGTGCGGCAGTTCCAAGATGCCAAGGGAGAGGACGTTCTCCTCCGCATCCACTCAGAGGGAGGTTCTGTCTTAGATGGAGAGGCAATCCTCAACGCAATCCGGCAGCATGATGGAAAAGTGCTTGGCCAGATTGACGGTATGGCATTCTCAATGGCTGCGGTCATAGCCCTGGAAATTGGACCCGAAAATCTCACCATGCCAGAGGATGGATGGATAATGTGGCATGAGGTTCGCAACTATTCCGGGGGGAGTCAGGAGGACCTTGAGCGACAGCTTGACCAGATGAGGGCAATGAACGCTTCCATCACCACCAAGCTCTCCAACGCACTCAACATCTCTGAGGAAGAGGCAGCCGAAAGGCTCAAAAAAGAGATCTGGATGAATGGGCAACAAGCCTTGGAGTCCGGGATCGTCCAATCCATCACCCCGGCAGAAGCCCTGGCAGCCCACGTGGAAGCAGGCCAATGGCAGAACGTGCCAAAAGAATTTTTCGCTCCAAGCAGGAAACCAGAATCAACCACCAACAAGATGAAATTGTTCAAATTGTTCAACAACGAGACAAGCGAGAATCCATCTCTGGAACTTGCCGAGGTCGGCCCGGAAGACATGGGCGCAGAACTCGCAGGACTCCAGAAGGATCTTGATGAAACCAAGGCCACCCATATTGCCGAATTGGCAGCCCGGGAGGAGAAGCACGCCACCGCTATGCAGAATGCTCTTGATGAGCAGAGGGCAGAGTTGGAGGCCAAGCACGCAGAGGAAATGAAGGAGAAGGACGCAGCCATTGAAGCTGCCGAAAACTCCTCAGAGGAAAAGGCCAACGCCATTGTTGCCCAGGCTGGGCATGAGCCGGTGGAGGTTCTTCCCACTGACACCCAGACCCGTGAAGATCGCGTCCGGGCTGAGTACGCTGCGATCAACATTCAGGAAAGAGGTGGCGTAGAAAAACGCCGCGCCTTCCGCAAACAGCACAAAGACATTTTCGGGGGTTAGAAAACCCTCTCACATCACATCACAACCATAAAAAATCATGGGAAATGTATATCCAACCGCACTGGTCGTCGACCGGCTCGCGGAACAAGCCATTACAGTCCTGGGAAACAAGCTCGCCCCGTTGCGTGCTTTTTCCCGTGACTTTGGAACGGACCCTCTGCGCCCCCGGGCCAAGGTTCAAGTGCAAAGCACTGCAACAACCTCAACCGCAGCAGCAAATCCCTCTGACTATGAGAGCGGAGACAGCACCAGCACTGCAGTTGAGGTCACCGTGGAGGAGCTGAATGCTTCATTCCACGTTGGCAGCCAAGACCTCATGCAGGGTCAGAGGCTGGAAACCATCGCTGCGGCTAACCTCCACAGCCTGGGTGACCTCATCTGGGACAAGTGCGTTGCTAACTTTAACGCTTCATCAGCGGGGTCCAACACCAGGATCATTGTGGCGGAGGAGTCCTTTGCCGCTGCCAACCGTGAGGCTGCCTGGGCCTCCATTGCCAAGGGGTCTGAGAAGCACCTCATTCTGGATGGGACTGCCTATTCCCAGAACCTCCCCACTGACCGCAACAGTTTTGACCTGTCGCAAAATGGGGCCTTTGGGTTTGATGGAATCCACCTGGCAACCAAGTGGGACGCTACCGGCGCAGAGTCCAACCTCTACGGGGTTGCTGCTGCTCCCAACGGTCTTGCCGTTGCTGCTGGTCTTCCTGAGATTTCTGGCCCGGTTGCCAGCAACCTTGAGGAGGTTGGCACTGTTGAGGTCCCTGACCTGGGTCTGACTGTTCAGACCTGCCTGTGGGGTTCCACCAAGACGCGCGCCACATGGGCCTCCTACGGGGTCATGTTTGGAGCTGCCAAGGGTGATGTCACCGCATTCACTTGCATCATCTCCTCCAGCTAATGAGCGGAAAACTTCAAGCGGTCTGCCTGCTCACCAAGGGCGGGAAGACCACTCTCCTCCACGCTGGCAGTCGCACGGATTGTGTGGCTGCTATGCGTGAGGCGGGGGGCAGGTTTAAGACCATCGGGGAAGGGTTCGCCCAGGTCATTGACCGGGACGGCAAGCACGACCAGGACGATGGGAGCAATGCTGATTATCAGCGCAGACTTGCTGCAGCAAAAGCTGAAGCAGAGTCGCCAATTTCAACGAAAAAAGCTGCCAAAAAGAAGGCAGCAAAAGATTCCTGACAAGGCGAGGTAAGGGGGGCAGCCCGGATCAAATTACACACCCACCCCGGGCTGCCCTTCCTTCTCAACGATCATGTCCACTCTTGGCAAACTTGCGGTAGCTGCATTGAAGCCGGCAGCATCAGTCCTTGGTCCCAACGGGGAACCAAGTGAGCTGATTATTGATTCCGGGCCAATGTGGCAGGGGACCGTGAACGCAGAGAGAACCACCAGGGATTACATGGAGGGAGGCCAGGAGGTGGAGGTTTCCCAGCAGATCACCGGCTCAACGGCAGAATTTGACGTGAGGTATCCCAATGCCTCGCAGACCTACCTTGGCAAGCTCGCCACCCTGGACGGGAAGTCCCGGCGGATTGCTGAGATTGCCAGAGGAGAAGCATTCACCACCATCACGGTAAACGGTAGCGAGGAGGCCCCATGATTCCATTCATTGCAGGCGCAGGCAGAATGGCAGGGGGCAGGCTTGGTAGCGCCATCTTGCCGGGTGGCGGAAGACGTGGAAGGGGCCACTCAGGGAACATCTTCTACAAGATGTCAGCAGAGCTGGATCTTGACCGGCAGGCCCTTAACAAATTTCGCAAACAATTCGGGGACACCTCAGACCAGGCACTCCTCCGGGTTGCGCTATCTACCAGCAGAGAATGCGCCCGGTTGACTCAGCCCTGGGGAAAGAAAAAAGACAAGATCACCAAGGCTATTGAGGATGATGCGCGGAAGAACATCAACCCAATGCCCGCGCCTCAGATCAACAGGCTATCTAGGGCAGCCAATCCTGCCTACCGCAACAAGCGGGGACACTGGTACCCCCTCATGAGGCAGAACGTCCTCAAGGGGGAGGATGACATCTGGAATTTCATTGAGAGACACCGGGGGAAGCGCGGCAGAGTCCAGTGGGTGCCACCAGGTCAGCAGGCAGTCTGCAAGTCTGGAGATCTTAACAAGGTTATTGCCAGAAGAAAGAAGCTGGCAGGCATCATGAAGGGGTCCTGGTTCGGAGCGTTTACCCACCTTGGTCCATTGGTCAGAGGAGCAGAAAGACCCACCATAGGAAAGAATTACATGTTCTGGGCGCAACGCCACAAGGACAAGGGGAGAGGAAAATGGAGAGCAGGAAGCAGGGACAGCAGTGAGGCCCAGCTTGTTTCCAAGGTTCCCGGCACTCTCAACAAAAGATATTTCAACCAAAAGATTGCAGACAAGGCAGTCAAGCAGGCCTGGAAGAACACCCTCAAGTGGTACAAAAGACAGTGCAAACTTAAGTTTCAATCAACCGGGAGGGCAAAAGCGGCATGATCACGGACCTGGTTGTCTCAGCAGTCACGGACTTCCTGAAAGCATCAGGCCGGTCTGAGCTGTCATCAGTCACCTTTTTTGAAAGGGACTTTGGCGGGGATCTTACATACCCGGCCTGCATTGTCAGCGAGGACGGCACCCCCACTGAGGACGACATCATCCGTGGACAGTGGACGGTCCCAGTTTCTGTCACCCTCATGACAATCCCGGAAGGGGACGAATCCGCAGAGACTCACCGGAGAATCACCGCAACCATCAATGACCTCATCGGGGATGATGAGGCAGTCATTGAACACCTAAGCCAATTCATGCAGTGCAATGACTCCCTTGGAGGCCAAGGAACAACGCAGGCAGAAGACGGCTATCGGGTCACAACTTTCACTGCCGAAATAAAGGCAGCAGCAGCATCATAACTCAAACAACCAAGAACAGTGGCAGCAACAAAATACGGAAACGGTGGCAAGTATGGGATCACCGATGAATCCAGCAAAGGCCTATACATCCAAAGCCTTGGCCTGAGCGCAACGGAACAGGTAGCAGAATTACCAAACCACATCGGGGAGGTGACTGGGGTGGTTTATTACAATTCTAGCGCGACCATTACGGGGAGTGGCGCAACGGTCACGGCAAATACCCAGGGGCAAACGCTGGGAGGAATCCTGGACGTGGCATCAACTGCAATCTTTGGAACGGATTCACCCGTCACCAAGTTTTACATTGATAGCGTGGACCTCACGGACAGCAATACGGACTTCCAGCAGGGAAGCTTTACCGGGCAAGGCTGGGCCGGAGTGACGGCATCTAGCGGAACTGAGATCACATAAGGCAATGCCCAAAAAAAAGGCAGAATCAAAACCTGATCCAGACCTCAAGGAGGTCCAGGAGTGGAACCGGAAGGTTCGGGAGCGGATGAAAAAAGCAAGAGAGGCAAACCAAGATGCCAGCAACAGCAATCAAAAAGTACGCAACAACAGTTAGCGTCACGGACATCAAACTGGCAGCTTCACTCATGGCACTGGGGGTTCCCCCGGTGCCGGGTGAGGAGGTCAACATCACCACCGGGGACGCAAACCGGGTGGCGTTCAATTTCCTGCCTCACGGGGAGGGAGACATGAGCGCAGAGGACGTGATCCAGGCCTGGAAGCAGGAGAGAGAAGCCCGGACCCGGGAGGACGAATGGTCCTACCAGAACCCAGACCACCCCTTGTCATATCTCATGTGCGCCTGGGACAATTTCCTCTGCGTTCGTGATTACGTAAGAAAAGCCAACCCCAAGATTTACATCAAGCGCGGAAATTCCGTTGCCTTGGTTGACCTGGAGCGCGGCCCTAAAGCCTTTAACGATTACATCCTTGGGCAGATTGGAGCATGAGCAAGGGAAGACACAGCACGCGGGAGAAAAGGGCGCGGAGATATTTCCGGGGCGGGAAAATGCCAGACGGTCTGGAGCTTTACCCACTCAACGGGGGCAAGCTTGAAATCATGCAGGACATCATGGCAGCCACCAGTGATGATGAGCTGGATGAGGACAACCTAGGTAACTGCATGTTTATGCTATACGCCTCAAAATACAATGAAATCAAGGACATGGACCTGGATGATCTGGCAGAAGCGGGCCGGGAGATAGCACTCAACGCCACCCTGGAAGACAGGCAGGCAGCAGAGGAGGTTATTGTGTCAGATTTTGATGCTCTCTCAGCATCAATCGCCACCAACCCAAAGCAAGTAGCCCGGATGACGGAGGAGCACAACCATTCAGGTGGGCGCAGTTCATCCGGGCAGGACTCGCACTTGGGTACTCCAGAAAAGAAATCGATGATGTCTCTGCAATCGAGATCCTCCAGGTTAGTTTCGCAGACATCTACGCCAGCAAAGAAAAAGGAGACTCTTTCCAATGGGCAAACGCAGACCGGGGAGAGATTGAGGGAACCAGAGGAAAGCTTGAGAAACTCAAGCGCAGTGACTGGCTGACTGACGACTATTTACTAAAGGAATAAGATGGCACTAGGAGCAACACTCAAGGTTAGGATGGACACCACAGAGGTGAACCGTGGTCTGCGCGGGATGAAGTCCAAAATCTCCCGGGCCTTTGGCGTTATCAGAAAGGTGGGAATGGCAGCCTTTGGCGCAATTGCTGCTGCCGGGGGAGCACTGGCAGCCCTCACCATCAACGCCACCAAGTTTTCAACCGGGGTCCATACAATGGCCACCCAGACGGGGATGACCGTCCATGAGGTTCTCGCTCTGCAAAATGCCTTCAAGATGGTCCAGGTGGACACGGAGCAGGCTTCTAGCTTGATCACGGAGTTCAAGAAACGTCTTGCGGAGGCCCGGATGGGTACCGGGGAGGCGGTGATTGGACTAGATGCCTTGGGCATGACCGTCCAAGACCTTGCAGGGATGACCACGATGCAAGCGTTCACTGCCGTCATGGATGGAGTGAGGGGAGTGGGCGCAGAGACAGACAAGGCAAAGCTCATTTTGGACAAGTTCTTTGGCGGAGCAGGGATGGAAAACCTATCTGTTCTCTCGTCGCGGTTTGACGATTTGATGGGGGCAGCAGTTGAGAACACTGAGAGACTTGCCTTCCACATGAAAGATGCTGGCAAGTTTGATTCCATGAACATGGGACTTGCTAAGTTCAGTGTCATACTGCGGGAGCTGCAAATCCAATTTGTCAACGCGCTTCCTCTGGACCGATTGCAGGAGATGGTGGACAAGGTGGATCTGGATGAGTTTGGAGAGAAGCTGACCACCGAGCTTGAAAAGTTCTTCAAAGAACCAGGCGCAACACTCACTAGGTGGGCCATTGAGGCGGGGATGCTGCTAGGGGAGGGAATAGTCATGGGGATTATAAAGTTCATTTCATCCCCAGAGGGGCTCATGACCTTGGGGAAACTCGCCATTAAACCCTGGACCCTGCCCTTTGAGGCTGCTGGCGGGGCATTGGAGTCAGGGATAAAAAGAGACAAGGGAAAGACGCCGGAGCAAAGAAGAGGCGAGGGCATGCGGTTCAATTGGCCGCTCATGGAGAAAATTATGGACGGGTGGGACTTTCAGATGGACAAGTTTGGGAGATCCTTTGATGAGCTTTTTGGGTCGACTGAGGTTGGCAACGAATTGATCAGGCAGGGAAACGAGTCAAACAATTTGCTTAGAAGGATCGAGGCATCAGCACCAACATTTGCGTAAATGGCAGCGACCGCATACGGCATAGGCACAGAGGAGTGGAAGTCTCGCCCAGACTTCAACGCGAGGCGTGACGCCACCGGGGCATGGACGGCATCCAACTCTTTTACAATGCTGCGGGAGGTATGGGAGAACTATGCCCAGGACCAATTTGTCAAGGGAGCAATCATCACGGACCTTTACGTTGAGCTTTCAGCCTACTGGGGATTCCTGACACTAGACCAGGTAGAGGTGGCGAATGAGGCCGGAGGGATCACCCTGGTCAGGTGCGAGTGGGTAGGGGTCAAGGAACCAGAGGAGGGAGATGAAGAGGAGGACCAGGAGGAGACCAGTGATGAGGTCTACACCCTAAGCGGCACCAGGGTTGACAGGTCAATTTTAGAACACCCGCTTTTCATCAAGGAAATCCGGGACAATGAAAACCTAGACAGCAAAAACAAAGCTGCCGTCACCGGGGCCTACAATGGGAAGTGGCAGACGCAGACGGCACGGGTGAATGATCACACTAACTACACTATTGTGAGCACCTCAGACATGGGAACTGAGCTAAATATCTCTGAGCTTGAGGTAATCAAGTGGTTGCGCGTGATTCTTGAGCAGGGCGTCAAGACGTTCAAGGCACCCACATTGCAGTGGACCGTTGAAAAAACATCCAAAGAGGGGTGGAAGGACGCGGACCTGGAGCATCTGGGGATGGTTGAGTTCAACAAGGCAAACCGTCCACCCGGAGAGCCACCCATGCCAGTAAACGGAGATTATGAGTGGCTCAAGGTCACAATGAATCAGACCCGGACCAACGGGCAAACCCGGCAATCCCAAAGCTGGGAACTCAGCCAGACGGGAGGATTCCACAAATTCCCGGAACCAGACCAGGATGAGGGGATCTATAATTATGAACTAGACGGGGTAGGGGAATAATGAGCACAAGCAGGGGAGCAGGGATTCCGGCAATCCGTTTGCGGACAGACGCAACGGAAAGCGCGGCTGAGTGGAACAAGATGCGGGACGCAGTGGTCAGCATTTATGAGTCCAACAATCCCACCTCCCCCAACCAGGTTGCGTTGCGTCTTGATGGATTCCGCCCTGTTGCACGGGTTGACGTTGATCTGGCTGCCGGGACACAGGCAGGGGTAGGCATTACAGAGGGAACTCTCAGGTTTCTTGAGGTCAATGCAATCACCACTGCTGCGGGGGACCGCAACAAGGCAGTTGAAGTGGTCCCCACCTTGGACGGCACGGCATTGGACGCAGAGACCAAGCCCAGAAAATACCTGGCTGCCGGAGATCATGAGGCATGGGTTGTATTCAGGGAGATGGGGGACACCCATGAGGCCAGGATTGTTTTTGCCGTTCTGGATGCTGGGCCGGGAACATTGGACCGGGATGAGAAGGCGGAGCGTCTAGCCACTTTTGAGGTGGACTACCCAGACGGCATTGACGTTGACGGGGCATCCCCGGGGGTGATCGTTAAAAAGCAACTCATCCGGGACCAGTTGCCAGTCCCCACGGAACGGCACCAGTTCAAGGTCCGCAAGACGGCAGACGACAAGGTCAAGGTGGACAAGGGGTTTTTGGTCTACCTGAAGGGCTTGAGTGATCCTCTGGTTAGCGAGTCTCTTGAAGCCCCGCAGTCTGCGGAGATTACCGTGACCGGGAACGGGTCCATCTGGCTCAGTGCAAGCTGGAGTGTTTACCAGCACTCTCAATCCACGGCGTCCTCCGGGATAGTTCTGAGGATGTATCGCTTGGACTCCCTTGGAGGACCTGCATTTTCCTTCCGTTCATCTGCACCCACCAGGGGCACGGATAGCGCAGACCGCTTTAGCAGTGGCACCGCTTGGTTTGAGATTGCCAAGGTGGAACTGGTGGGCGGGGAGGCTTTTGTCACGGACCAGATTGTCAATGGACCAATTTACGTCAACGAACTGGTTGACGGCTACATCTCATAATTTCACCAACTAACACCAATCACATCATGTCAACGATCAGCAAATCATCGGCCCAGGTTTCCCTCACGGCAACCTGCACGCCAACGCGCACCAACGTGAGCAACTCCGCAGCAGTCGGGTCTGCTCTTTCCACTAAGTCATTCTCTGATGCCAACATAGTCTACTCCTTCAAGGTAGTAGCAGCAGCAGCAACAGACATTGCCACCTTGACCATCGCCTCCGGGGATGTGGCGCAGACCAACGGATCTCCTGTCATCTCTGATGCCGGGGTGGATTTTGAGGGACTGGACATCGGAACCGCAGCAACGCTCTATGCCATCTTGGTTGAGCAGTTAGTGGACGGGGACATGGCCATTGATGGGGCATTCACTGAGTTCAACGGCATGGCCAAGACCGGGGACAAGGCCCTCTGGCTCTACACAGACGGCAAGGCACTAGGAAGCGAGACGCTCATCCTGGATCTCAACGCCACCGGGGTGAGCGCCAAGGTCACCGTCATCGGGAAAACCGCTTAATCATCAGAACAATGGCAACCAACATCACATCAGCAACCAGCACGGACTTTTCCACGCAATCAATGCGGGAATGCACGGCCTTTGTAAAGGTGACAGGAGCCTGGGGCGGGACATCAATGGCAATCCAGACAAGGAATGGCAATGATGAGTGGGAGACCTACCCGTCCAACGGCACTCAGACGGCCAATTTTGCCTACTACTTCACCATTGGAGATCAGGCAGGCATCAGGCTAGTCACCACCGGAGGGTCATCCATTGACCTCTGGGCGCAAGTATCTGCAGGCATTGACCAGTGAAGACTCAACGCAGACCCACAAGCCGGGACGCGACTCATGCAGCAAGCTGGGCCGCGTCCTGGTCCCCGGGGCAATACCAATACCCACCGGCAGCAGGGTGGAGCAATGCCTATTCCCTGGAGACAGATGGCACGGATGATTATGTAAACATTGCCACCACCACAGACATCAACTTCCTGCACAACGGGGGCACCCTGGCCTTTTGGGCAAATTTTGATTCCATCACGTCCGGGATCAACGCCATTGGGGTCAGCACCTCCGGTAAGCAGTTTTACATGGGGCTTTATTCCTCAAGCTATACTTACTCTGGCTACCAGGGGGGCAGCTCCTATGGCAGCTCAGGGGGGATCTCCACCGGGACGTGGTATCATCTAGCCTTGGTTGGCACCTCCGGTGGCAACCTCAAGACCTATGTGAACGCATCTGAGAAATCCTCAAACAGCTACACCCCCAATGCATCCAACAATCCCCCCAGCAATTTTTTCCTTGGAGGGACGAATTCCCACGCATCAGGTGGGATTACTCTGACCAACACCATTGACGGTCACGTGGATGAGGTTGCGATCTGGACCACGGCACTCGACGGGGATGCCCTCACGGCAATCTACAACTCAGGGGCACCCACTGATCTCACAGAGGACTCCGGGAACTATGACAACTCTGATGCCCTTTGGGGATATTGGAGATGCGGAGACAATGACGGGGGGACCGGCAGCACCATCACAGACCAGGGAAGCGGCAGCAACAATGGCACCCTGGTTGGCGGATCAGCATTTACCTCAGACGTTCCATCATGACCAGAACCTACGTAATCCTTACGGCAGATGAGGTTGATGACATCAATTTTGATGAGGTCATTGAGGACTCTGCTGACACCCTCAGATTCTCGCTGGACGGCAGCAAGACTTTCGTGAAATTCACCGGGGACACCCCGGGCTTCCTTGAGGGAAAGACAACCAACACGCACTCTGAGATGCTTGCCATCCTGGAGACTGCTGAATGGACCACCCCAACAACGCCACCATCATGAAAAGACTGATCATTATTCCTATTTTCTCTGCCTTTTTGGCATCGTGCGAAACCACCAACGTGACCCCAGAGCAGGCCGCACAAGCGGCAGAAGCTGCCAGGGCTTGGCTGGATGTGGCGCGGGAGGCCAAGACCATTATCCTGGACGACAAGTGATCAAGGACTGGCACCTCTGGGCCGCAGGCTTTGCCGTCTGGGCTTTATGCCTCCTTTGCTCCTTGTGCAGTCACGGGATCATCTAAAACCACCACAATCACCAATCATGAAATCAGCATCTATATCCTGGAAGACCACAGTCGGTGGTCTCTTTTCCGCAGTCGGGGCCGCAATAGTCGGGGCCAATGTCGCAGTAGGACTCACCCCGCCAGGGTGGCTCCTCTGGGCTGGCTACCTGATCTCCGCCATCGGACCCGTCCTCCTTGGAAGCAGTGCCCGGGACGCATCTAAAAGCAGCCAGGACCACGGCATCCGATGAACCAGGACAACTGGTTACTCAAGCACCTCCCGGTGATGCTTGTGGCAATTGCAGGGATTGGTTGGGGGGTGCGACTTGAGGAACGGATGACCAACCATCTTACTCTGCCATATCATGACGGGATGAGGCAGCAGAGGGATGATCTGATTGAGATTAAGGCAGAGCTGCGATTCCTGCGGGAGGACGTTCTTGAGCTAAAAAAGGTGGTTTCTCCGGGGGGCTAAAAGAAAAACGGCAGGTAGGACCAAAATCGTGTTGACATAGCGGGAGGCTCTTTGTAAAAGCCGCCACCTCGCTAGATTATTAACATGAATAAACAACCTGCCCTGCTTCAGTCCATTGCACGCCTATTGGCTGCGGTTATTTTTTGGCCTGCCCTTTGCGCCTTTTCGTGGGCGTTTCTCTCTTTTCCTGCCGCATTCGTTTGCTCTGTTCTAGTTAGCTGGGCAATGGTGCTGCTGACCTGGCCTGCTGTCAGGTTTCTTTGCCTGCCTAAGCAGTCACAAAGCAAGAATCCTGTGCATCTCCTTGCGAGCGATGCAGGGGCAAGAACGCACAACCTGAAAAGCAACTAGGTTGATGCGTAAAAATCTTTTCATTCTTTTTGGGGTTATTTCCTTCTGGTCTGTCCTGATTGGGGCAACCTGGGCATACCTGCCCCTGCCACTTGCAGCCATCAGTGCGGCAGTCCACTCCCTTGGGCTGGTCTTTACCACGGCACCACTTTTTGCAACATGGGCCGACTGCCCGGGGAGGCCTAGTCTCCCCGGTGCAGTCAATCCTTTTGATCTTAGCCTGGACCGGGGACGGGCCTGGGGTGGAGACACTCTAGCAAGCCAGATAACCCAACCCGGTTCAGGCTCTAATTTTTCACCACTGTCCGGGGCAACCCGGAACGGAGCGGGGGCGGGGAACTCTAGCCTCGTTAGTTATTCATCGGCTGTCGTGTCCCCCAAGCATTCGGCAGAGTGGTTCTCAGATTTTGCACAAGGCGAGCTAGGCCAAGCGCCACATCATTCCGGGGACGGGGTTACCCCAGAAAGTGATGGCTGCACCTGGTCGCATGGCGCAATGGAGATGGGTAAGGCTGAGTTAAAAGACGCCGGTTTTACCGTGGTATGTGAGTCTTTTCCCCGGGAGAGGAAAGCGGGATAGATCCCGGGGAAAAGGCTCTTACCAAAAAAAAACAGAATAACGAAAGATGGAAGAAGCACGAAGTGATTCGGAAAAAAACAAAGAGGAGTTCAAATTTTCAAAGGCATATCCGTCACCCTATATGCGGGAACCGGACCTTTGCGGAAAAGATGTTACGCTAACTATAGCGGGTTGGAGATACGCTGATGCGTCTGACAAGGGAAGTGACGGGAAGCCGATGGAGGGGACCGTTGTTTCCTTCAAAGAGACGGACAAGGAACTAGTTCTTGCCAAGGTCAATCACATATCAATTTGCAGAATTCACGGGCCAAACCCTGCGGAGTGGACTGGCAAGCGGGTAACCTTTTATCCCACAACTTGTGCAGCTTTTGGAGATCCGCGAAAACCGTGCATCCGGGTGCGTAGTATCAATCCAGAAACCGGGAAGGAGCCCGACCTGTTCTGATGATTGAGGACGGCATACACTACGGCATTGCGCCCAAGGATTACCACGCATGGGAGTTCAGCAGGGAGGACCCCGGGAAGGGGCCAATTTCCACCAGTCTCTTCAAATCTTGGCTCAATGACGGGCCACTCAAATTCAGGCACGCGGCCAAGAGGGAATCCTCTGCGGCAATGTCTTGGGGCAGCCTGGTTGATTGCCTGCTTTTTACTCCTCACCATTTTGAAGGGGAGTTTGTCCTTAAAGAGGAGAACCCTCACTTGAGCGCAGACGGGGGCGTGCGGAGTGCTGCGGCAAAAG